GGGGGAGCAGGCTTCATTGGTTTTGATTCAACAATGCTACTTTCAATATCAAGTGCGTTGTCAATGGACTCATAATTATCGCTCATGGTAATCAGATATCAGTTTGTCTAGTTGGACTATAAGATTTTCCGTCCCCTAAGAACTGCCAATCTTCATCAAATCCAAAATCATCTCCAGGTTGTAAAAGAAGATGATCAGAATTATCAATTACATTATCATCATTTCTATCAATCTTTGATGTTGGTGTGACTGTATAACGCATTTCTCGCTTAGCAGTCTGACGATTTGTATCACTATACATATCAACCTGAACCTTACGGATGAGTCCATCACTGCTATCGGCAATATGACCGAATAGATATGTTTTTGCTGTAAATCTTAGTGTGTGAATGAGTGCTCGTCTTGTATCAAAATTTCCCTCATAATCATCTTGAAAACTGATTGATTCAAGAATAATGGGAATATCTCTCTTTTCTCCAATTGATTCAACTAAATCAATAGTTAAATTAAAATGAGGTTGAAAATATGGTAAAATCTGTTCTAATATTTGTAGAGAATCATCATTAAGTTTGGATAAAACATTTAATTCAAATCCAATATTGTATGGAACAGGCATGAATACTTTCTTTACCTTACTTCCATCGTCACAAGTTTTAAATGTCTGTACTAAACTGGATTTTCTAGTTGAATCATAATCAATAGAAGACATTTCAAAAGACATTCTAGGCATTGTAATTTGAACTGCTTTATTCAAATCTGCCTGTTGTGTAAGTCTTGCTAAAAACTTTTGACTGGGACCATATGCAAGT